CTCTAGAGGCAGATGTTCATGGTCATGTACATCAATACCTCAGGAAAAATCCTGAAACCTGTGACTATATTGACTATTGAATTCCATAAAACTGGAAAAAATTTTTCCGCAAATTTTTTGCTAAAAAAGATCAACCAGTTTTCTTTAATTGTTGACTGATATAGTTGCCAGACTTTTGATATAAGTTCTGTCTTCTGAAGTCATCAACAAAAGAGTTTAGATACTCTGCTTTGAGAAGATAAATTTTTCTCTTCTTCTCATTTTCATTATGAAAATTTTCAGCAACGGTAATGGGACTACAAATCTCATTGCCGTTTTTTAATGTCACTACACCATCAATGTTTATTTTATGTTGTCTATTGTAGAATGCCTGATCAACATGTAAACCTGCAGCGTATGGTCCAATGGCAGCAGTTTCATAGTGAGAGATCTCAGAGTAGGGATCATCATACTCTTCTTCTAACACTTTATACAACTCATAGTTGTTCATTGGCCAATCATACTGTACATTGACCATGTTATTGACTAAAAGAACTACCCAGTCATAGAACACATTTCCATATGCTCTTTGTGCTACGGTGTCAGGTCTTTCTCCATCTCTAATAGTATATTGTTTGAACAATACTACGTTAGAAAATATATCATCACTGATTTTGTAGCGACGGAAGAAGTTCTTCGCAACTACGAAGTCTGATTCAGAGAAAGGATAACTGATTGGTTTCTCATCATATGAGATGTTTGGGATGATTGAAAAAAACATTACCTTATACCCTCAGAACCGTTGTTTACACCATCAATCTCTTCAGCAAATACCATCTTAGTTTCTTGGAAACTTATGGATAGTTGAATTGCTACTGGTTGTCCGTCAAAATATGTAGCATATGCTCCATCAGGAGTATAGTTTACATCTACTTGAGTAATAGCACACATTTTAAATCTTGGTAACCCTTCATGCTCTACTGAACCTTTCATAAAAGCAACTCTACACAAGTCAGGAACACCAATAAATCCTTTGAAAGTTCCTGGAGATGTACCACCAAACACGTCACCTGGATCTAGTTTTGGTAGCATTGCTCGCTTGAATTGATTGCAAATTCGTTTGATGGTTGAACTTTCAGTCGCGTCTCTTGGAACTAGTTTGAAGTTGAGTGTAAAGTTCCTTAGGTCTGTACCACCATACATCAACTCAACATTTGGGTTGAGAATAGCACCAGAAATACCACCAAATAGATCGTCATTTGATAGTTGATCTCCACCAATCTTTTGCAACACTTTTCTCATTGCCATTGCACCTTGAATTGGAATAGATCTATCAATAGCACTGCTAGCAGCTGTCGCAGCACCTTTTAATTTTTGACCTATGCCTTCAGCACCAGCAGCTTTTAAAGCATCTGATGCAAAGTTTCCATATGCTTTTCCAGTCCAATTAGATCTAAAACCAGTTGAGATATCTTCTGGCATGTAGAGAACAATAGGTGCCATGCCATTACTATTTGTATACTGACTTTGTTCACCTTCACCTGCTGCCTGGTTGTAATCATATTGATCAACAACAATTTCTTTTGGAAACGCTGTTCCACGACGTTTTGTATATGATTGTGTTTGTCCTCCACTTCTGATTGCTTTTCTTTTTCTAAATGGTGGAGTGTACTTATAAAATTGAAATGTTACATAGTCATGATCATTAGTGATTCCACCTTGGTTGGTTGGATATCTTAAAGAGTTAGTAGAACTAGTATTGACTGTTGCTGGTGGAATCAGACTAGATTTTACTTTAATTAAATTATTTTGTTCAATAATGGATGACAATCCACTTTCGTCTTCAGTAATTAAGTCTTGTAATTCTGTTGCACCTTGAAATTGAGCAAGGAAAATGTGGGGAGCAGCAGAACCCCCTTCTGCCATTTCAAAACTGGTTTGGAAAGATCCTTTTTGATTAGGAAGATTTCCATATACATCTGCTTCAAAAACGTACTGCCACCCTCCAGTCTCATAGTACCAAGCGTCTTGCTCACTACCTTTCTTAATAACTGCTTGTCCCTTTGGACTTACAGCCCAAGCTTCTTTTAACTTATTATATTCGTCAGTAGTAAAATCCTTAGGGACTAATTGTGGTTGCTCTGCCATTACTTAGACATCTCCCTAGATTGTTTGGTGCCGTATCCTTTCACTAATCGTTGACCTCTGATTTTATCGTAGAAATTTTCGTCTGTGTCTTCCCACACAAGTTCTTTTTCAATAGGGAACATCATACCGTTGATGTTTCTCACGAAGTCTTCAGTCGGCAACAGAATAGCAGTGTCCCATTCTGCAGCAGCTAGATCAAGATATAGACCTTCTACATGTGCTGTTAGATATTTATGGAAGCACTTCTTAGGAATGTCAATTCTACCCTGCATTAGTTTCTTTGTAGCAATGATTCTCTTCTTTGGAGAGAGGTAGTGTAAGTTAGCACCCCAGAATTCATTCTTTCCGATAGTCTTGATAACATATACTAGAGGTAGTTGATCATAGTAAGGCAAGTATTTCATCTTTGCCTTATACTCAAACATATACATGTGACCCTGAACAGTGTATCTACGAAGTTCATTGGCATCTTGCTCTTCTACAGCACCAACTCTGTCACTTCTTTCGTTCAGTATGTACTTATTGAAATTCTTTTTGTACGCAGCAGCTTCATTCTTTACTGCTGCTCTATACCAGGAGAGTGATTTCTTTTCTCCTCCTGTTTTAGCGGAAACTCTTTCAAAGAGTGTTTTATATCCTGGGTTTTTGTTAACAGCATTGCGCTGAACTGATGCAAATCCTGTTGCCATTGTTCTAGACTCCTAAGTGATCTTCGGTTAGTATTAAGAAGTTCATCTGCCTGTCTTCACAATACTCACGCGCTGCTGACCACTTAGTTTGGTTTTTGGCGTATGTTAATGCAGCATTACGATAAGAGGCAGTTCGTTTATTCTTGTCATTCGGTGGTTGTGTTTGCTTTTTGGGTTTTACTTCAATAATATACTTCGTGATCTTACCAGACTTTTCACGAACTTTAATATAGAAGTCTGGATAGTAACGTCTCACTTTACCATCAGGTGCTCTGTATGGTATGATGATCTCTTCACTACCCCACTGTAATATGTTAGGGTTATTGTCACAGAACACCATGAACTTTCGTTCCCATAGCGACCTATAAACAATGTTTGTCGGGTTGCCACGGTACTTCTGAGGATGTATTGGTTTAAAATACCCAGAGTACGCCATAAATATAGTTGTTCCAACATAGCTATTTAGCGTGGCAGAAAAAAACTCTAGTAGTATATCCTCATTCCTTGGGCATATAAGCAAATATGGAGGTGTATCCACTTCTAACAACTTTATTGTGGAAGTTGATTACTTTGATAGCAATGGAGCTTACGCTGAAAGAGCACAATTGAATGAAGCATTGATGTTCATGTGTGATGAAGCACAACTTCCAAACGTGAATAGTGCCACAGGAACTCAGAATGGTGTTTTGACTGGTATTGGTTCTGTAGATTATCCACACACCAGAATATTCACTGAGGTTCAGTTATCCTTTATGTTGGATGCAAATTTATCTTTACTAAAGTTTTTCAACAATTGGTATAGTCGTATTTTTATAGATCCTATCAAGAATCCTGGTGATAAGTTGTCTCCTTCTAATAGACCAACTAGACTATCTTATCGTAGTGGTTATGCTACAACCATGAGAATCACGAAGACAGAACCTGGACCAGAAGATGGAGCACAAAGAAAACCAATCACTTATGTTTTAGAGAATGCATGGCCATACTCTATTGACGCTGTTCCTCTTCAGTTTGGTGCATCTCAGATTACTAGATTGACTGTTAACTTTAAGTATGAGAGACATCAGATTTATCAAAGAGATATTAGAAACGTTGCTAATATGACTAAAGGTGAGATTAAAACCGTACTACGCGATGATGGGGTCGGACAAGATGAACCAAAAGGTATGAAGAAGGGTGAGATAAACACATACTTGCTTGATGATGGTCCTGGAAAAGGTGAACAGAATTTAGTAAAGACTGGTCCAGATGGAAACTTATACACCTGGCCACCACTAACTCCACCACCACCTGTACCACCATCAGCACCTACAGCAAATTGACTTTTTCAATTCCATAAAAGTGGGAAAATTTTTTCCGCTATTTTTTGGGTCTAAAAGTCGCGCTAAATATACATATGAACTGGTCTAAACATTATGGCATTACCACAAGTTGTGCTTCC